TAATGGCAATCATTCTGCCATCCCAGTCCCCATCATCGGCGGCAGCCGTAGGCCACCCGCCAGCAGTAGTGCCTGCGGCACTACGAGTGAGTACCCAGTAGTCATCTACTGTGGTCATCTCTAGAGTATCGCCAGTCCCCGGCGAAAAATCTGCCTTCGTCGCTAGCTTCACCTGCGACTCGAAGAACAGATAGGGGGCATCTTCCGCGATTACATTGTAAGCACGGTTGATGAAGCGGTTGGCAGTGCCCACCGCGTCTGAACTTTGGAGGGGCGACCAATCCGCCGAATCAAAGATAGCCTGTCGGATATCCTTCAGGTTCATGGTCGCCTCTCCAGATCAGATGTCAGCCACGACAGTCGATAAACGCCGTGAAGGTCCCAGCGCCACTACGGCCAGCCAGACTGTTGCCGAAAGCCGAGCCGGTGACTGCCGCTTCGTGAGTGACCTCACCGGACGCGACAAGGATCAGGCCCTTATTGGCTGTGACGGTGCCCGCACAATCGACAGTGCCGACTCCCTTCCGAAGAAGAAACCCATATGACCCGTTCGCGATGGCTGTGACGCAAACCCCAACAGCTTGGCAAGGGTTGATCGCCCCCGCCTCTGCAACGTGGTATGCGGCAGTGGACGCCTTCCGCGTCTGCATCTTGGCCGCAGTCAATCCTGCACCACTGTCGTTATAGACGTAGATCCAAGTTTGAAGTCCGTTGTTACCATCAGGGATGGTAACCTCGAAGCCAAGTGGCAATTCCTGGGTGGTCGTTACGCGGGTAACGTCTCCACCAAAAGCAGTTCCAGACATATCGAACCTCCCTTACGCTAGCGCAGTGCCGGTGATGACACCGTTGGCGCGGAGTTGATCGCAGTAGAGACCCATGTAGAGGATGATCTCATAGCGGAATAGGTCCTGCTCCGGGATACGGAACGGGCCAGAGGTCTTGAAGTAACCGCCGCCGCCCTCACCCGAAAGGGTGTAAGCGTGGAAGGTCTTCGAGTTCAGGAAGTACATCACACCTGGCGAGGTACCCGTGCTCAATCCACCAGCCGCATTGAACGCCGCGTTCGTGGTATCAATGGCATCTTCCAGCCACATCGTCGCGTCCATGAACTTCACGCCCTGACGCACGTCGGCGGGGGAGTGGTCGTTCTCAACGCTACCAACCTGCACGAAGTCCTCAAGGTCTTCGAGGTAGTTGTGGTATGAAGCCTCATCGGCGAGAATCAGATCGACCTTGCCGCGAGTCTTGCCCTGACGCGAGCAAGAGTAGAACACTTCGCGCATCTTGCGACGACCGTCCGTAGCAAAACCTGCCGAGGCAGCGTACTGGTTTTCCCAACCAGTGACGGACGCCTTGTCGAGGGCATGGACAACGCCAGCCTGCGAAGCAGGGGCCGCCATCTCGAAGATGCCGTTACGGGCACCGATGCCACCGGGGTTGTACGTGTTGCCCGAGGAAGCATCTCCGATGCCGCCATTGAGCGTCAGGAAACCGCCGAGGTTGTTAGCCCCTGCGCCCGTGCCCAACTGGGAGGCAATCTGCTCATGGAACTCGCCCATGGCTAGCTCCGGGTACTTCTCAAGGATACGCGCCAAGTCTTGTGCGCCATTCGCCTCGTCGAGTTCCTTACGGGGAACGTCGAACGCGTGAATGAGGCGCGGGGCGTAGCTGGTGCCGCTGGAGGCAACCTGCTTACGTCCACCCTTCACAAGCTCCGAGCCGTAGACAACTTCCGTCGTCGAGCCGGGTCCCTGCGTTACCACAGTGAACTGCTTGTATGGGCCTTGAAGGTCCTTGGTTTGAACTCCTCCACGAGCGACGATCTTCTCAAAGATCGGATGCCACTTCATAAAGGTTTCGGAATACCCCGGCGCTAGATCCTGTAGCGCCGAAGCGAGGACGTCGGCTGAAATAGCCATCTATCAACTCCTTCCACTTCTGGATTTTCGAATTGCCCTTTCCGAAACCAGTTTCCGACGTTCTTCCAGACTTTTAATGTCGTTCAGACCGCGAGTGGATTTGGAGGGACGAGATCCGACATCAGCGCCGGAAACTATGTGAGATGCAGCCCGGGGGGGAGGAGCCTGCTTGGGCGGCTCAACAGCCTTCTGGGCATACTTCAAAGCGAAATTGGATGGGGCACCGGCCTTGAGGGCGGCATCAGCTTCGGCTTGCGCCTTAGCGTCTAATCCCAAATACACCACGATATCTTCTGGTTCCCAGCCAGCGGCAAGCGCTGCCTCGAACTTAGGAATGTTCTCACCTTGGAGGACATCCTTGTGCTTCGCGATGAATGTGTCGGCCCATTCCTTCGCATCAGTCTCCAGTTGATTCTGAATCCCAGCCCGATAGGTCTCGAACTCGGAGTTGATGTTGTTGTACTTCTCCTCCCACTCCTTACTGGAAGTGGTCAGTTCAGCGACTCGGGGATCTTCTCCCGAGAGTAGGTAGTCGTTGTAGAGCTTGGACAGCCTCTCATACGACTGGTTGTGCTCGTCGATTTCCGCCTGGTGGCGCTTCGAGTAGTACGACGAAACTTTTTCTGCCCAAGGAGAAATGTCCTCGGGTAGCCCGGAGTGCTCGCCGTCCCAGTCATCCCAACCAAAGTCATCGGCGCTGGGGCGCGACTCGGTAGCAGGGGCACTGGTATCGGTAGAGGTATCAGGGGCAGCCTCAACGGCAGCAGGCTCCGCAGCGGGCGCACTCTCAACGGGTGTGCTCTCTACGGGTGCTTCAACGCTGGTCGGAGTCGCGTCGTCAGCCATCAGTAGCCTTCCCCTTCAGCCTTGTTCTTGTTCTTGGCCTTCTTGTCCTTGTTGATCGCCTTCTCGGCTGCGCCGATACGCATGATCGAAAGGGAGACCTTCTTCTTGCCCTTGCCCTTGTCCTCGTCCATAGGAGGCTCGTCCATGGGAGGCTCTTCCATTGGAGGTCCACCCAGCATATCTGCCATGGGGTCTTCCATTGGAGCGGCCTCGGAAGGAGTCATATCGAAGCCTTGACGCCCCATTTCATCGAGGAGGTCTTGACCACTCTTGAACTCACTGGCCTTGTCGATAAGCCAGTCAGCCATTTGGAGTGGAGTGTATTTACCTTCGGGACCTTCTGGGGTCTGACCCGGAAGTGGCATTGAGACCTCGCTAGCTATAATGGTCTATACTGGACATAGTAGAAATGTCAACCAGCAGAGTTCGCCTTCGCTGCTTTTTTCTTCTTTTCTTTGCGAATGTTCTTCTGATAGGACTCCCAATCCGAGAAGCCTGCACGCTTGGCGTGCTTCTCAACTCGCTCCCGTGACCGGTCGAGCTTCTTTTTCCACTCGGGACTCTCCTTCGTCATAAAGGCAAAGCCGGGGTTCTCCTTCTCATATTGCCGCATCTCGGAATTACTCTGGAAGGTTCTACCAATTTGCGGGACATGCATCCTATTATCCCAGATAATCCCTACCGTTGTCACGGGCGAAAGAATACGTTCAACCTCACGATGGCAATCCGGGCAGTGGATGTTGTCGCGGTCGGCAACCTTCGCGTACTCTTCCCCTGGCCCACACTCTTCACAGAAGATTTCATAAATGGGCATTATCCGATCCCGGGAATGTCGAAGCCAGAGCCCTTGTGGCCACCCGTTACGGATGCCGTATTAAGGGACTGGTTGGTTGAGCCCGGACCGCCGAAGGGAAGTGGGGCCTGTGGAGGCTCGGTTCCCATAGGCATCTCGCCTGCCATCACGTTGGGCAGCCCTGCCTCATCCACCTGTTGAGGCATCTGCTCACCAGGCAGCGGCGCTCCGGGCTGCATCGCCCCTGGAGGGGGAGCGGGCTTCGCCGCCTCACGTAGTTGGAGGAGGTCAAGATACTTGAAGACGACCTTCTGTTGGTCCACACCCGGAAGTTGTAGGAGCGTTTCCAAATTGTTCTGAATCATCTGGAGTTGAACAAGGCGGTTGTTCTCTGTGGGAGAATAGGGCAGGGCCTCGTAGTCCCACTCCATTGGGTCCTCCTCAGCGTTGACATCACGGAACGCCAACTCTTCTCGGGTTGCTTCGAGGACTTCCTTGGAGTCAGTGAGCCGGAGTGGGAGGACCGTCTCCTCATCCAAGAACTCTTCGTAGAGGGCTACGATCTTGGTCGCCCAATCCCGGATGACATCATGGATGGCCTTAATACGGCGTCCGTTCCGGGTCCGCAGTGCCGTGTCCGCGAGAGCCACCTCGGTCGCCACATCAGCGACACCGACTGCGCCGCGTGAATACTGCGGAAGTCCAAGAATAAACTCAATGATCTGGATACATCTGCCCCGCATGTTATCGAAGCTCGGCGTGAGCCCGGGGGGAGTAGACCATCGCAAGATGGAGTCAATCGGGGCGTTCTGGAGACCGTGGACTTCCACTAGGGAGTAGGGGTCCGAGGCGTTCCGAATGGCATTCCGAACCTTCTCGACGTTGTCGCACAGTCCTGCATTCAGAACCGGATACGGCATCGACGCTTGAGCGTGTTGTAGCTCCAGCGTATCAATCTCGTTCAGCCTCTCTTGGGCAGGAGCGATCAGTTGAATATCACTCATCCCGCCCATATCTACGAGGTTATCGTTAAACCACAGTGGGCAAAACGGGTTGTCTACGAAACGGTAGGGAAGTTCACCCTCAAAGAGCGGGTCAGTTACCCCGTCGAGGAAGTGGTAGTATTTCTTGCTCGTAAGGTCGTAGAACTCGTAGATTACAATCCACTTGAAGTAGTCCCAGGCAGCCTTGTTCACCATGGTCTTGTCATCTTGGGTGTCGCGTAGCCACGTCGGGTACGCATCTGCCGTCGCGAGTTCGGCCACCTCGGAGTCGTAGACCCGCTTGACTCCCTCCTTGCCCTCCGCCTCGACGCGACGATCGAACTCCTGCTGGGTGAGGACGGTGACCTCACAGACGTAGCGGAGGTCTTCCCACTTCATCGCGGACATGTCGTAGAAGAAGTAGCGGGGATCGACGTTGTTAATCTCCGCCCGACGTCGCTTGTGGTTCCAAACAACCTTGGAGATCCCACGCCCATACATCGAGGCTTCCGTCGCCTTCTTCCAGAGAATGCGATGTCCCGCCTGCTTGTAGAGGGTGTAGTTGATGAGCGCTTCACGGTAACGGGAAGACTCGTGGTTGGACTCACGCAGTGCCGTGACCGTCACCTTGGGGTTCGTCGGACAGACGTTGGCGATCAGCGTGTCGATGAAGGCGTAGGGGTAGTTGGTCTCAAGGTTGAGATCGTCATCCCCATCCTCTGCGAAGCTCCCTGTCGGACTGTCAGATGGCCCACCCCAATACTGGGACTGGTACCAACGGAGCCAGCGATCCCAGTTGGACCGTTCCTTCTCGGAGTGCTTCTTGTGGGACTCGATGATGCCCACGATGCTCTTCATCCCCAGTGCCATTACCTTCTCCTCTTACGCGACGATCGGTATCGCCTTCGAGAACGTTGCTGGTCTGCCTCGTCCTTATTCAATGATTCCCGATAGGATGTAACCTGATCATAGGTCATGTCCTTGAACAGGAGTACGTTCTCCAGTTCGTCCGGTGCCTCTTTCTTCGAACGCCGGGGCAGGTCCCGGGCGACAACAATCGCCATCATCAGTGCGGAGATCTTATCCCAGTGATGACGCTCCCGTCGTCTGCTGCCCTGCCCATTCCCCTGTAGGAGTTCGGCGACAACTGACCGCTCCGTCCGCTTGTCATGTCCATAGGACAATGCTTGAGCGATAGTGTCGCGGTCACGAATAGTTAGCTCGTCGCGGAACGCATCAATGAGCCAGCCCAACATCTGGTCCAATGACTTGGACGTGGTAGTGATGCCGGGCTTGAACGGCTTCTCGTAGTAGAGGTGGTTCTTGACTCCCGCCTCTTGGAGCAACGCGACAACTGCCGCACCGACACCGTTAATCTCCACGCCAATCTTCGCGGAGTTGTAGCGACGGTGGACGCGGATAATCTCCCGAGCAAACTCCACGGGCTCCGTATGCCCCGCGTAGCAAGCTACCTGGGTCCACTCCCCATCGTACACCTTGAGGACTTGGAAGGCCGCGTGGTCGCGTGCTGCGTACCCAGCCGGGTCAACACCTATGGCGTAGATGGCCCCGCCTTCAGGGGCCTCGTACTCCATGTAGGGGGCCTCCCACTCTTGGAGCGAGTTCTTCAATTGCTTCTGGATGACGTGCTTGGGAATGACGCCCTTCGACGAAGCGAACCAGCAACTGATGTCGTCCTTCGGATAGAAGACATCGAAGAGCCCGGGATGGCGGCGCATCTCCGTGTCCGTCTCTAGCATCAGCCGACGGAACGCCAGGTTCTCTTTGGTCAATCCCTTGGGACCGAACTCCTCCAGCAGGCGGATCTCACCGTTCTCCAGTGACCAGTCCTTGTTCCAAGGACGCGAGTTCAGCACTCCATCCCAATAGGGGAAGAAGGCATAGACCCAACGTCCGAGTCCCATCTTGGCGTCACGGCAGAGGTCACGCCACCACTCGACGGATGGAGCGTCCGAGGGGGCAGGGGTGCTCTCAAGGAGCATGAGTGAGTGGTCCCGGTTAATCATGGACGGCTGAATGAGGTTCATCGAGCTACCAGCATCCGGCCAGAACGGACACTCCGATCCATGCATACTGTCCGGTGACTGCCCGATACCAACCGCTCCACCTTGTGCGGAGAGGATACGCATCTTCCCGCCGAGACCTATCTCGGGATCGAACGTCAACTGTCGAACCTCACGAGCCTTCACCGTAGGGCTACGGACCTCTTGAGGCCACTGTGCATGAGTGACGTGAACGCGCTGGTGGAGATAGTCAGCACGCTCCTTCTTATCAGCGATGCACACATGGTCATGCCCGTAAGTGTAGGCGGCACGAGTGTAGAACGCGAGTTCAGCCGACGTACTCTTACCTCCCTGTCGGTAGCCCAGGAGGGCGAGCCACTTGGTCTGCCCGTGTTCGGAGATGGGAGGGTTCGAGACGTAAGACAGGATAGTGTCTTGTAGACGGTGCGTGATCGCCTTCGAGTCATACTTCAGCTTCTTCCCTGTCTTCTGGTCGATGATCCAACCGAAGCGAGGGAGAGAAAGCGATGGATCTCGAAGAGCCTCCAGCGCCTTACGGGTTGTCGCCTGGTCTGACACTACTTGTCATTCCCGGCGAGGAGTCGCTCGAACTCCATCTTCTCTGTCTCCACTTCACCGTCGATGGTGTAGTGAGCTTCAATCTTCCGGTCATCTTGCTTCTGGAGATCTCCAAGAGCAAGGATGATGGAAGTGCTTGCGCCTTGTCCGTCCTGCTTCGTCAATGCAAGGTTCGTCGCTTGGGCTGCGAGCATGGTCTCCGCCCACCCCCGGGCTTCCTGGCTGACGCTAGGGGAGACAGTGCCAGAGATAAGTCCTTGGATCATAACCTTAGCTAGTTCGGCTACACCCTCGTACTTGGTTTCCTCGACTGCCTCAATCTCCTTACGGAGCGCCTCACGCTCGGCGGGGTCGGTCGTGGCCAGCCACGCTAGCCAGTCTCCGCTGTCAGACTGGGACCGAGTCGGTCGGGTCTGGGTCTTGGACTTCTTCGAACTGGCCAAGGGGTTTTCTCCGGGGGCTTACCCTAATGAGGGTAGTCGTTCGGTGGGGAGTGCCGGTGCCTGCGAGTTGTCGAAGCAAGCTAGGGTCTGTATCGTAGACATTGCGGACGCATTTTTTCCATTTGTGATTTGTAGCAGATAATGGACTTCTTGAGTACCCTTTAGCTAGTAATAGCCTTTTTAGGTACGGAATGTCTAGGTCCCCCCCGATAATGCACGAGACATCCACTTGATGGGCGAACACTTGGAAGCCTATTTGCCCTAATAACTTCCTAAAGGCAGTAATGATACTCACCTGGAGGTCTTCCTCCGACATCCGAGTACAATTACTCAACCTCTTGAGCGACATTCCACATAAGTGCCAATATAGGCGGGACCTATCCCGATACTCTTCAGATGTGAGCATCGGGTAGGGCTTCTCCCCGAGGACGTCGGCGATATCGCGGATATCCACTTTGAACCCCGCACATGCCGCCCATATCTCTGGGATCACCTCTTCATCCGGCAATTCAACGAAAGCCTCGCCCGATTCTAGCCATTTGACAAAAGGTCTGCTGAATCTGTCCAGTCGATCTAGGTACCAGTCCAGATCTCGCAGATATTGGTAGGACTTGCGCCACTTGAAGCCCGGAGGGAGCAGCAACCGCCGCCCCGACAGGTGTTCAGCCAGCATCGGTAGGGCAATCAGGTGGGAAGTGTCCGGTCGGGGGACACCCGGCGCGTTCTTGACCAAGTACAGTGCGGGATGCGGCCCGCGTTTCCGAATTTCCCCCTTGGCTACCACCTCGCGCCCCCATCTACCAGCAATGTGGGCGAGATCTTGTACGTATCGCAGTATTCGTACCACCAGGCCAGCGCTTTGCGCCGCACTTCCCGCGCCTTGACGTCTTTCACCCCCCGAATCCCCTCTTGAAGGTCCTTCTGGCGTACAGGAACCCACAATAGGAACATTTCCTGCACCAATCGGGCGCATCGTAGGGGACTGGGGGTGACCTTAGCGTCCTGTGCCTCCAGCCAGGCCACGAATTGGCGCAAAGAACTGGGTACATCCCCAATTCCCAGGACTTCTACCTCCCTAAGTCCCACTTGGAAGATGTTTTCCACGAACTCTGGGAAGGATATGTCGTTTGCTATGGCCAATTCCCTCAACTTGATTACCTCCCGCTTGGTAACGAGGTGTTCAAGCCGGTATAGCGGCTCATGCTCGTCAATCAATGGAACGCTCGGAGGTTAAAGGTATTCGCGAGGCCGGACTTGAGGCCGATCCCCGTCCGATGCAGCCCCTTCCCCGACCTGCGGCGTCCGAATCCACGCTCATCGAGCATCATGTTGAACAATCGGCGCTTCACTGGGATCTCATCGTGCTCCGTCGCCCACTCTAGGTACGCAGCGTACAGGTCTTTGGCCAAACACTCCTGCGGCAGGGCCACAATGCAGTAGGATTCGAGGAACTCCTTGAGCAAATCCATGGAAGAACGGTACTCTTGCGTCTTCTCCAGCACAATGTCGGGAGGGTTGAGGCCATCTTCCCTCCACTTACGGCATCCCTCGACCAGCCAGTTGAGGATTCCCGGCGATTCTTCCAGTAACTTCCCTTGAAGTGTGCGATCTCGCTCCTCGGGAGGCACTGTGAGGTCGAATGGGATGAGGTGGATACGCCGCCAGATGCCGTCATCGTTCCCTCGGATGATGGGCTTGTGGTTCGCAGCGATGAAGATGTGGTGAGACGCCCGGAACTCGAAGAAGTCCTGCCGCATGAAGCGTGCTTTAAGGAGATCTTCACCCGTCAACTGCTTGACGAGAGCCTCCGAGAGGTATGCCCCCCGCTCAATCTCTGCCGAGACGACGAACCGCGCCCCCTGAAGGTCAGCGATACCGGTCGGGTGCTGTGACTCCCCGTTCCGCTTGGTCGCCAGTAGCTCTGGAGCAGCCTGCCGCCCGTAGGTCCCCATGATGCGCTGGAGGACGTTGAGGAACGTGGACTTCCCGTTGGCCCCTGTACCCAAGAAGAAGAAGAGAACCTGGTCTGACGTGTCCGCTGTGAGCATTGAGCCGCAAGCCCGCTGGACGTAGGAGATCAGTTCCTCGTTATCCAGCAGAATCTGTCGGACAAATGACTCCCAGAGAGGCGACTTCGCATCCGGGTCGTGCTTCACGTTGCAGACCTTGGTGATGAGGTCTTCCTTCCGATGCTCGTGAAGCTCCCCAGTATCTAGGTTCAGCGTCCCGTTCTCCATGTTCAAGAGCAACGGGTCCATGTCCCAGACGCCAGACGTCACTCCAACCCCTGGCTCCGTACGTGCGAGGCTGACCATCGCCCGTACCCGTGAGACGTCCTGCGACTTGTGCGCCCACTTGACCACCTTGGCTTGCGCGTCTTGGTCAGGCTCTGCCGCCGCCTCTTGTCGGATCAGTCGGATCGCCGCCTTGGCTTTCTCGGTGAGAAGTCCCATGATGTCGGGCTCCCAACGAACGCCGTTCCATATACGCCACGTGTCCTTGTCTCCCACATACCGGATGGTTGTCCCATGAAGCCGTATCATACGTTGGGCATTGCCCATGTCCGTCAACTCCAGCCCCGTCGCGACAGTGGGCTGGGGAAGGGTCGGAGCTTTCTTTTTCTTTTTCTCGAAGAGGGGGCCGTACTCATTTGTAAGGTCTTTCCAGCCTTTTCCCTCACAGCCGTTATGATGGCACCCGGCTGCGATGCCTCCGTCGTTGAATTGTACGAGGAACGCGCTAGTATCCGTGTGGGCCGCGTCCCATGGACATATATCAAATTTCCAACGGCGTCCCTTGCCCTTCCATGGGAGCGGTCCTTCCACTCCCAAGTCATGTCGCGCCAGCCAGAGGTCAAGTGCCTCACGCTGGCGTTTCTGTTTCGCCGACACGGCCCCGCTGGGCTGCTGGGGAACCGAACCCCCAATTGCCTCCATCTGCTTTTCGGTGACGAGCCCGCCGGGCTTTCCGAGGAGGAGCTTCGCTACGCGGTGGGGACGCTCGGGAGTGTTGTCGCCCTTGCGGTTGACGGTGCCGTAGAGCTTCCAGATGCGGCTCGCGTTGTAGTTGACCCGGTCAACCTTCGCGCCCTCGGTGTCGAAGCGGAAGGCCAGCGCGTCGAGGACGTCTCCCACGAGGCCACGGTCATCTGCTGGGAGGTCAATCTTGTACAGGAGGTGGTAGCCGTTGCCACTGTCTCCGATGATGGGATCTGCCCAGCCCTCTCCCTTGAGGTACTTAGCAACCGCCCTCATTACCTCCCAGGCAGCTTTACGCTCATCCTCTGTAGCCGAGGTATTGGACGTTCGTGTGGGGTCGATATCTATGGGCAACCACCTCCGTGCCGTGATGTCGTCATCGGCTGTGGCTTCTCCCTTCTTGGGCACCTTGACGATGTTCTTAGCCCGGGAGAGGAGTTGCTGCTCCACTGGGTTGAGCGTCAGGTACACGCCGCGTGCGTGTTCGAGACTCAACTCGTAGGCGATGTCTGCCATGCGTTCATGGTCGTCGAAGTACCCAGACTCGACGTGAGGCTTCCATTGGTCCTTACTGCGGACTCCAAAGGCTCTAAGCTCTGCGATGTCCCCTGGACGTATCAGGGCGCGTATGGTTCGGAGGATCGTGTTCTTGTCTGCGGTCACCTTGTCAATCGCCTTATCGGTCATTCTGAATCCCCCAGATCTTCTCGAACTTGGTTGCTAGGGAGAGTTGGAGTCGTTGTCTCCATTTGCCTCCCTTCGGTCCGAGTTGACTATACGTCCGACCGGTTTGGGGATTGTAACTCACGACGTGCCTGTCGTTGCGAACTAGAATGCGTGGAGTCTCATCTTTGTCGAGCCCTCCCTCGTCTGCTTTGTACACGTAGAAGCCCCGGTAGACTTCCTTGACTTCTAGCTCTGGGAATGACGCCTTGATCCACCCCACAAGGTGCATCCGGTCGCCTCTACTTATGATCACTGACATTTTGTCAACTCCAAATCATTCACTTGGTTCACTTGGTTCACTTCATTCACTCGTATCAAAGAACGTTCACTCGTCTACTGTGCCGGACAAACCTGGATACTCTTGATTACGAGTGACTTTTATGAGCGAAGTGCGCGATTTCCCGCATCTCGGCGTATATACAGTAGCAATAGTGTAATAGTGTATTGGACTATAAAGGTCAATATAATCTTATGAGGATACCCCTAAAAGTTGTTCACTTTGTTCATAACGTTCACTCCGACTTCGCATAAGACACTTAGAAAGGGGGATATCTTTGAGTGACTGTTCTCAGTACCGAGTGAATGAGGTGAATTTCACGATCACCGTGGTCATACATGTCAGGAGAATGTCAATCGTACTTGACAGACGAAAAATGGCTTGGGTTTTCTTCACCTCCCCCCCCGGGGGGGTTTTTCGCGCGTGAGAGGGGGATGGGTTCGTTGGTGGTGGGGCCTATTGCGGGGGGGGTTGCTATAGCGATTGGGTTGCAATAGCGGTCAGGATGCTGTAGCGATTGGGTTGCAATAGTGATCCCCTCGCATTTTCGCGCGCGCTAACACGTCCACCCATGGGCGTCAAGTCGATCGCGTCTATTTACCCGGAATGGATCGGGGGCGGACCTGGGGCGGATCGGGAGCGGATCGGGGTCCGATCTGAGGGTAGCGAGCCCCCACGAGAGTACCCCTCAGAGGCCCTCACAGCCCCGAGAAGGGACGCCGCACCCTCGTCCGACTATGGACCCCGGTTTTTCTGTAGGATTCAAGGACAAAAAACGGCGATTAGTCCCGGTCAATCCTGGACAATTGCGGTACTGAAAAGAAAAATGACCAAAGTGATTTATTATCTTGACTTCTAGTCGCATTTCTCGGATCAGGTCGACGGGCGATATTCGGCGTTCTAACGTGCGCCGCCCCTCCAAAACGGGCCAGATCGGACCCCGGCCCCGTTCGGACCCTCCCCGCGGGCTATCCTGAAAGCTACCTCGCTATGTTGCCGGGCTAGTCGGCAACATAGAGAAAAAGTGAACAAAGTGACCCCAAAACGTGGCCCGCGTCGGGTTGCCGGGATACAGACTCCTGTGGACTCGAATAGGGTTCACGCGGTTCCCTCCTCCGAGGGGCATGCACGAAAGACGCATGCAGCGCCGTCCTCTTTCCCGGCATGTATACGAATGGAATGAATCGAGAGTGTTTCTCGTGTTTGTCGTGTCTCCTATGGTCTAGGTCTACTCCTAGGGCATAGGAGACACGATGAACAAAGCGTGTTTAGCCGTCGGGTTTTCCGACGGTCTCGATAACATAGAGAGAAGCACCATGTATGGAATGTATGACGTAAACGTAGTAGACGGGGTCCTTTCAATGTTCGACGGTGTTTCGGCACTGGCCAGCATCGCTCTGGGCTCCGAGAAAGCCGTAAAGACGGCATTGCCTACCTACGAATCAGTTGTGAAAAGCGTACGCGTCACCGACACGAGCGCCCGGATCACAACTGCAATGGACATGGACGAGTCGAACAGCGCCGAAACGTGGTCTCTCGTCGGACCGAACGATCACGCCATGAGGTGCGATCGAAAGGCCGGCGCGACTTCGGCGGAGTCGACGATCGTGGTCGCCATCGGGAAAGCGCACCCTGTGAAAGGGTTGCAGTTCCGAGATCAGCCCCAGATTGATCACGTACGGCCGTTTCAGCGGTTGTACGTGGATCCGTCAGCGGTTGTCGATGGTATCGTCCCGAACTGGCCAGAGACGGACTGTCCAGCGCTCCTCACGAGCGCGGGACGGGACATTTACGGTCAGGACGCGACAAACACCGACCGGATCGACAAGGAAGCTGTCAGCCGTCTTGTGGCTGTCTACAGGGACCCGCATGGGGAACTGACGACGGACACGGAGCATGAAGGTACACCGAACGAGGCTCTGTATTGGGGCCATCGTACGGTGATCCTACTTCCCATCGACGCTGAGGCGCTTGCGCGACTCGGTATGTCGTTCGCGTTGACTCGTGAGGAGAAGTGGACGCACGCTCTCAACGGCGTGTGGATCGCTCCTGCCGACGGCAACGCGAATCATAAGCACGAGATCTCGCTGATTCGCCAGTGGATGTCTCGTATCGCGGCCGCGCGGTCGAGCCATGAACCGAGCTACACCGAACAGGAGAATCGGGAATTGGTGACTATGGAACTGGCCAGCGCTGAGCAGTCGATTCGTCGCCGGATCGACATGGAGTTCCGCCGACTATCCAGGGCACAGCCTGAAGTTCGCCGCGATCGTTGCGATCGCTGGGCGCGCCAGGTCGAGCGCTGGAAGAACCTAGGTTCTTCCAAGATTCTTTGGAAGAAGGTCGACCAATGTCTGACGGACTCAGGGTACCAGGGATACGGTACCAAGGTGAAAGCGCCTGACGCTGTAAGCGAGCCGACGCCTGAACCCTTGCAGAAGGTCCGACGCAAGCGCAAGCCGCGCAAGAAGGCAGCTAGTAAGTAGACGATACGACGGACACGGGGAATACTCTCGATTCATTCGATTCTGAACATGCTGGGAAACGATAGCCGGTCAATCCTCACGGGTTGACCGGCTATCCGACGTTGGGGAATTCGGCCCCTGCTTTTTTGAGCTTTTATTTTTATTGCAGACTTTATTTTTTTGCCGGTTCGCCCGGCACTATCCGGGACTAGACTAGACTAGACTAGACTAGACTAGACTAGACTAGACTAGACCCATTCATACGAAGGACAAAGCATGAACATCACGCAACTACTAGAACAGATGGGGTTCGACCCCGGAGACCGGGCCGACAAGGTGCCCGTCGAGTACGATGCGGCCCTCGGCCGCATCACGTCCGCCAACGAGCGGCGCGTGGATGCGAGCCTTAGGCTCGCCTCTCTCCAACGAGAGTTGGAGGAGACTGTCCACTTTGTGGATAGTCACGGTGGCCTCTGGGTCACCTGTCAGGGGCACCAGCCCGGGGCCGAGGCGTTCGGTCCTTCTGGCATCGCACGCGAGTGCGGCTGGGCCGAGTTCCTTGGCGCAAGCCTGGACGGAGAGGTGGGCTTACGTGCAGCACGTAAGCTCGGATTCACAGTCACCGAGCCCGGTGATTGTACGGAGTGGGAGTGCGTCCTCCCGCCTTGCAGGTGGTCTGCGGGCTACGAGCGGCGGTGCGCCGAGCGGCTCGATGCCGCACGCAAGGAGGAGGCTGCCGCTGAGGCAGCCTGGGACGCACTACATGCGCGCCTTGGTGCGCTCGAAGCCGAGGCAACTGACCTCGGCCTCATCCTCCACTAGTGGGGGACTAGATGGCCTGCTTCATACTGTCGGTGGGGATCCTCGCGATCCTCGTCGGCGTCACGTTCGAGGCCATAGTCCTGCCCCTCTTGGCGGACTGGCTGGGAGACTAGATGAGTTTACAAGTACATGGTTTGAGCGACTCAAACCTAAAGGCGGCGGCCCTCCTCCGGGAGGGTAAGAAGTGGAGGGACCGCGTCGAGGCATGCTGCGGCGTGCCCCTCGACAAGATCCCCATGGGCCACCTCCACAAGGGTGGTCTCGACGGGCACATCATGTGCTCGCGTCGGACCGACTGCACTCAGGAGTACATCCTGGGTACCGGGTACCCTGACGTCGAGGAGGACGGCACCGAGGTGTACACCTCGTTCGAGTACATCGTGCTCTTCACCGAGGACTACGCCGTGCGTACCGGCGTGGGACTATGAACCCTCGGCGACTGGCCGAGAGGCTTAACGCTAGCGTCGTAGCTACGGGTCGCTGTACTGGAGGCGACGACTGGCCGAAGGACTGGATGTGGGTCACCCTAAAGCCACGTCAACCCCTTCACAAGTGGTGGGCCAACGGCGAGCCCTACACCTTCTACATCGACGAGAAGGGAAGGGTTCACTGCTAGACTAGACTCATGCTCGGAGCCTTTGCTCCGGGCTCTATCGCACGTCTCGCTCTGCACTTTTGCATCGAGACTATTTGGGAGACATAGATGTTTGACTTAGACCGAGAAGAAATACAAGTGTTCGAGGGAAACTGGATGCTTAACGCTCCCCCTTTTGTCATGCCCCGCGACTCGCGTAGGGTGACTGCCCTGATCCGAGACTTGCTCCGAGACTGGGTAGCCCGGGGGGTGCTTGACTTCGACGACTTGACTGAGATCCCCCTCCCCGACGACGAGGAGGTGGACCATGGGTGAGGACTGGAACATATACGATTGGTGGCGGCACGTGTCGCCTATGGAAGATTACTGGGGAGACCTGTGCTTCTTTCTCTTCATCACTGGGATCGGAGGTCTGGCTCACCTCGCTATCCTCCTCGCCTTCTTCGGAGGTGTGTGATGGATCGTACTACAGTGGAAGGGAGGCGGGTCCTGTATTGGGATCGGTGCGAGTACTTAGGCTCGCCAGTCAAGTGGCGTGATGACCACGCCTGCCACGTCGAGAGTACGTGGACAAAGTTATTCTATGGTCCGGGAGGAGGGGATCGCTCGGACCTTGCCCGGACCTTTCGGAAGGAGGGTGGCAGCGAATTCAAGCCCTCGACGTGGCCGAGTATGATCCGGCTACTACGTCAGGAGGGGATCGACGAACCGTTCGCCTCTTGGTTGGAGGAGCGGGTGCCACTCCAGGAGGAGCCCCTAGTGGTGTTCATCACGGGGGAAGGCAGCCCCAGCCAGCACTGGTCCAACTCAGACCTGGTCACCTCGACAACGTACCGTATCGAGGAGTCTGCCCACCACATATACGACGTGGTAGACCTCCTTCGGCAGGTCCTGTGGGGAGGTCGTACGTGTCCCGACGGGGGGGAGTGGGAGTCTGTCAGGGTTATGCACTACCACGACAGGTCAACACTACTACACCTCGTGCCCGACGACGGGGCGGAGTGCAAGTGGAAGTCCGTTGGACCTACTCCCTGGCCTGTCGATCGGGTCTACCGGAAGTGGCAGCGGGAGTTGACGAGGGAGGTGAGTCATGCCGATTGACCACGTGATCGCGTTGGTACTACTCTCACTGGCCTCAGCCCACCTCGCGTTCGCGTGGTACAAGGGATGGAACTAATGAACAACGAACTGAAACAAGGCACTGTCGTGATCCTCACGACTGACGATCCCCACTACGGGGTAGTCGAGAAGACCAAGAAGGGGTGGGCCTACGTCTGGTTCCCCCACATGAACCAGACTGTGGAGTGTCGGGCC